GCAGCGTACCTTCACGCTGAATACGGGTGAAGCCAACGCGGTTAACGCGGCCACCGTTTTCAGTCAGCGTCGGAAGCTTCGACGTAATAGTACCGATATCTTTCGAGGAACCATAGAGATTCCCGTCAGCAATAACAGCACCGGCAGCATCGATACCTTGATCGTTAATATTGCGGTCGTCCAAGAGCGGAACATATTCATAGACCTTAATAGCCTTACCCATATGCTTAGGCATATTGGTAACCGAGGCCAACGGCATGAAATACTGTTCGCGTCTTGCTTCGATAATCGACTTACGGAGCCAGTGGAACGAGTTCATCTGACCCGAACCGGCACCCTCGATATCCGAGGGAGTTCCATCAGCCGGAGCATTGTAGTTTAACATAGCGAATAATTCCTCATAAGAAGGGCGTTACTATTCTTATACACGCCCTTCAAAGCTTTTAAGGAACTCGTCATCTGCTGGTGGCAGCTTAGGAGTATCCTTGGGTTTAGACTTGGAGCCGCGAGTAAGACCCGCTGCTTTAGCCTGATCGCTGTTTGCTACTTGACTACCTTTTGGTTTGGCCTTCCGAGTGATCGTCTTGGATTCCTGCTGGTTAGAATTCTGGCCGGAATTCGCCGCATCGTCCTTAGACTGACCATTATCGTTGCCATTGTCCAAGTGCTGGAACTTACCTTGTTCGGTTAATTCATCTCCAACAGTCTTGTAGGCTTGGATGAAGGGAATATTACTATTCAACTTACCCAGAGCTTTCTGCCTATCCATTTCATCGACAATTAGCTGATATACACCAGATTGTCTTTGTTCATGGATAATTTCCAGAATTCCGGGGGAAGAGGTAATAGCCTTCTTCGAATCCTGATCCCAAGTCTTGCTGACTAGGTTCAGGGTTTCCATTCCGCCTTCTTGAGAAGTGATATCCTCAACAACGTTATGGAACATGACTTCAGCGTCACTTACTGAGTGGTCACCCTTCTGATACTCACTCTCTCCGTCAATGTCTAGAGTTAGTGGATCAATTTCTTTGTCCTTCAGGAATTTCTCAAGAGCACCCTTGTTTCCTGCATCAAGGTCGATGAAGAAAGACAGCTTATCCTCGTCCAAGAGGTTATTATTCTCCAGCATCGTAAGCATTTTACGATAAGGCTGAATCTGCTGCATCTTTCTAGTATAGTTAGCCCCCATCTGCATTAAGCTAATAGCTTCTTCAGGGCTTTCAATATTGACCATTTTACCATTAGCTTTGAACGGCTTCATGACCTTTTCGTATAAACTCTTATAATCTACATCAGATTTATCTTCTGTAGGTTTATCTTCTTCTAATTCGTCTTGATCTTCCGAATCTCCAGAATCTCCGTCAGGCTTTTGAGAATTAGATTCTCTACCCTCTTCATCATCCTTCGATGCATCTTCTTCATTATCATCATCCTCTTTGTTTACAGGATCATCAGAATCATTTGAGTCATCGTCATCTTCCGGTTCATCGGAACCAGAAGTATCCTCTTCCTCATTAGCATCGTCATCGAGTTCAAGGTTCTCGTCCTCTTCCTCGGTGTTATCTTCTTCTTCAGAAGCTTTAGGATTATTTTCTACAACAGGTGGCGGAGCAGCAAGGAAATCCTCGTCACTTAACTCGAACCCGTTAGTATTTACATTGCTGCTACCGGCCATTGTTCTTACTCCGCTCCGTCAGTTCTTCTGAGTTCAGCGAGCATATCTTCAATATCTGGCCTATCTCTTTGGGCAGTATTATTCTGCTGGACAATAATGTTCAAGAATCTCTTAAGGTGTCCGCCTGCTCTAGACATATCGGCAGCCACTCTACGCTGGTCTTCATCAATGCCCGGATCACCAGACACATGAGCCAAACGAGCCGTCTCATCCCGGCAGAAACCATCAAGGATAAGTGCCTTGAAGTCCTTATTCTTAGCTAATCTTTCGACAGCATCTGCTTGATCCTGAAAATACTTCATATTCTCAAGTTGATTTTCAAGCTGTGTGATCTGTACACCATTATCTGACATAGTTTATTCCTGGGTTTAGTTGTCTATATTTAGGGTGATTGCCCTGCTCTTAAAATCTATTTTACGCTCTGCTTTGTCAACTGTTTATTATCACTGCCTCAGAGGATCATTCTTCATCTTGCTGAGGGCTGTGTACCCAATAGCCGCCTCAACATCTCCCGGCAGTTCCTCAGGCTTTCTACCCTGTAACAGAGCCTTGGTAACTTCTAGGTCCTGATTGCCCTGAGCCTGCGCTGACATACGCTCCATATCTCTTGCGTGCTTAGTGCCAGTTTCCTGCTCAATGCTATCAAGAGTTGTCTGCCTAGCTTTAGAGCCAGTCTCCTCAGCCTTAGCATTGTTAAGGTTTACCTTGGATTCTAGTTCAGCATTCTTCAGACGCTGCTCTTCGATCTGAAGCTGCTTCAGTTCATCATCCAGCGGATTAGTCTGAGGCTTCCAGTTTCTCAAGACTTGAGCCAAGGCAGGCATCTTCTTCAGGGTAGCAATTTCAGCCAAGATCATGACCATAATCGTAGGGTCCATTGTATTACCAATGGTCTGTAACATGAATCCAAGTTCTTGCGCTCTAGCATTATCCATTTCAGCAGTAGATATATCTACCTTGCTGTCGTAATTACCTGCTAAATCTTCTCTTCTAATAGTCTCGAATTCTTCATTAGTAACTCGGACTACTTCTTCCTCAGAGAGGAACACAGCATTCATGGAGATGATCTTGTCGCCAATCTCCTTGACACCTTTAGCAAGCCTTCTGAGGATGCTCATTTCACGCTTGGTGGATGCATCCAGCATACCTTTGATGGCAGCAGCTACGTCACCGTAGGCATCACCAGACAAGCCCCCTGCGAAGCTTTTCACACCAGACAGGGATTCAGCTTCTTGGCTCTGAAGGTTTAGCATATTAAATGCCGACACAGGTAAATCAGGGAACTTATGTTCAATAATTCCAAGGTTAGGATTACTAGTGGGATTGAACTCATAGTCCTGACCAAGCTCATATCTACGCTTGTTCAGAGGGTCTAATAGGTCTTTGGCAATACCACGCTGAGCATTAGCAGAGCGACCCATAAGGTCGATCATGCCTCTCATAACTGCGCCCGTAATCCTCTGGTTATCTCCCAGAAGTTCAGCGTCAGGTTCACCCTGAAGCTCTCGCTTCTTGGGCATATAATTCACAAGGACATAAGGAACCTTCTGATCTGGGAAGGGGTTTTTCTCTAGTCTTACGAGAGTGCTGCCGATCCAAGCAGCAACGATAGGCGTAAGCTGCCCGTTACCTTCAATATCGTAGAAACCCCAGTACTCCCACATTACTAGCTTACGTCTAGCTCTGTCCTTGAACTGAAATTCAATAGGAGTCTTAGTTTCATGATCGGTTTCTGTGGCTTTATCTATTGAATTAAAATCAATAGCATCAAGGTTCTTATATTTAATAGAGCCATTCTTAAGCTCAGACATACTGGTCTCAATAGAGGCAATTACAAATAATGCCTTATCAAGATCACCTTCACATGAAGGATCAATTATAACGTTCTTAGGATCACATACTTTAATAGTAGGATGATTACGAAGAATCTGTTCAATCTCCTCCTCTTCCTCACCTGTCTTAGTGGCAGATGTTACTTCTCCGCTTTCCTCATAATAATCAACAGCGGCTCTAATTTCTTCAGCTACATTTTCTTCATACTCTCTAGGATTAGTAGCTTTAATTTGAAGAATCTGCTTGAAGATTTCTAATTCTTCAGGGTCCTCAATAGCCGTATGCTCAAACACTCCCACCATCTCTTTAACAGTGGTAGTTTCACGCATCCAACCCACACGTACAATAGCAGTGCCTTCATCTACAGCACTGCGTACATATTCATCTATAAACTTAACTGCATTCAGCTTAGTTCTAAACTGCCAGTTAATAATTAGCTCGTTTTTCCTCGCGGAATCTACATCCTCGAAAGTAACAGGCTCGATATTATAGATTTTATCTGAACCAAGGAAAGCTTCACTGAGAGCAGAGTATCTCCATTCTGCCTGCTTCCTGACAAGCTTAGGCTGAACGCTGGAACGACCCTCTCTCTTCTTAGGCTTCTCGCTGCCTTCGACATTAAGGAGGTTACGCCATTCTTCCAGCTTACGGATATAGGCATCGTGAGTGCTTTTGGACGAATCAAGGTCTCCCTTGAGGTCTTCCAAGCTAGGCTCTTTAGCCCAGTCAGTGAGCTTTTCTGCTTTGGCTGCTAACTTATTATCAGCAGTAGAGCTATTATATTCATTTAGCTCATCACCAACTTCATCACGAATGTTCATATCTGAAACCTTAATCTTCTAAGGGTTTACAGCTAGGCTCTAATTCTGTGCCTAGATAGTAATCACTGAGCCAAGCTAACTTATCATTAGCCCTGCATAAAGCGTTAACTGCTTCATCGAATAAATTGTCAGCCTGACGCTGGCTCAGACAAGGCTCAAATACCCCATCGTTATCGTCGTCGCATTTAGCTTCACCGGCAGGCGCTACTACACGCTCTCGTTCAAACCTCAAGGGATCAGGAGTAAGCTTTGGTCTTTCATCACCGCAAGCGGTCAGCAACAGCCCTGTTACCACGAGTGGCAGGAGCCTGTGCATTTTCTGGGTCTTGCTCATGAATATCCTCCAATGATTCTCTACTTTGATCTTCAGCAGTTTCTCTATCATCTCTTCTAACTTCTTCACCCCTATTGGCTCTATTGTTAGATTCAATAGTCTCAGCCTGCTCTTCTATAATGACATCTTTCTTATAACCTTTCACTGCTCTCTTATCATTGAAGTGATCCAGAACTATAAGAGATACTACGCATATGATTATAAGCCCAACTACAGCTATAATCTTAGCTAGTCTAGTAGCATGGGACTTGGTTAAGCTGGGTCTCCTGTTCATGAGGAAACTAGCAATAGGTCCTAATATAAAATTAAACATCTCTATATTCCTTAGCTTTCTCTTCCGCTGCCTCGGCGGTCTCTTCAGCAGCTTCAGCAGCGCCATTCTTACCTTCGCTTCTCACTGCACTAATAGCTTTAAATGCTTCTCTAGTGTTTTCAGTCTTGGCTTCGTCTTCCTTATTAGCAGTGAAGTGGAAGGCGAGTA